CAGCTTCGCGATGTGAACAGCCAGATCAGCAGCCAGAACCAAGCTCGCTTGGATTACGCCGCGGCGCAGCAGGCCGCGCGACAGAAGGCGTTCAAGGAGCGGCGAAAGACGTTCGAGTCGATGGCGAGCAAGTGCCCGGACGCAAACCAGACCGACACCGCGGATGATCGAAAGGGCGCGGCGTGGGCACAGGCGATGGCCAGCGTTACGGCCGCGTTCTGCGTCCAGGGAGTGGCGCAGCAGGCTGCGGTCGGCGAGATGGCAGCTAATGTCGGCCGCGGCGGCCAGCAAGGCGATCAAATGCAGTTGCAGGCGCCGTACAAACCGGAGCCCAAGCCGGATGCCTGGCGCGTCGTGCTCGGCGGTCTCTTGGACTTTGGCAAGACGGTCGCCCCTTACGCGGCCTCCGCGTTCCAGGCTCACACGAACAAGGAAATCGCTATCAGCGATGATCGCCGTGAGATCGCTTCTGACCGCGCGTGGCGGCAGGCCCTAGGGGTGAGCACCGATGCGGCCGCATCCGTCGGCGAGGCGGCCGTAGGGCAAGCCTCAGAGATTGTGGGGCAGCTACCGCCGAGCGTCGGCGGCGACCAGTACGTCGTGGGCCGCGATTTCGTGGGCCGAGACAACGCCGAAGCCGGCCGCGACAACGTGGGCGGCGACCGAGGCGCGGAGATTGGCCGGGATGGTGTGGTCAACAGCGGCCGGATCAGAAACGCCAGCCCTGGGCCTTTCGTCGATAGCAACAACACCGAGGACAGCAACAATACCGACTCGGGCGACGAGGCGCCGCCGGAGCCCGGCCCGGCATCGACCGGGTTTTTCCTACCCGGGCGGATTGACGGCTGAGTGCGATTGCGCCTCATAACGGCGGTCGCACTGTTGTGCGTGGCGCTTGGTGCGTGGGCCGCAACGGAGCTGCCCGGCAGCCCACGGATGTGGATATACTTCGCGTGCACAGCAGTTCCGCTGCTGGCGGCGATCATCGCTACATGGGCGCGGTTTGAGGTGAAAATGCGCGACATTGCCACTGACGTGAAACACGAGACACGCGGCAATCATGCGCTGGACAAGAAGTTGTCGGCGAACGAGGAGCGCCAGGCCGCGGACATGGCTTCGATCAATCGCAACCTAGAAGCGATATGGGATGAGCTAAAATGGCAACGGCGCAAGGTGCCCAACAATCGTGGAGGCGACAGCAATGACCGATAACCCCCGCGGGATTCGCAAGCGAAACCCGGGCAACATCGAGCACACCGGCACGCCGTGGCAGGGGCTGGACGATCCACCGAGTGATGGTCGGTTCTGCCGATTCAAGACGATGGCGCACGGGTGCCGAGCCATTGCCCGCATCCTGATTACCTACCAGGACAAGCGAAAGGCCGAGGACGGCAGCGCAATCGACACCGTGGCCGAGATCATTAACCGTTGGGCACCGCCTCACGAGAACGACACCAACGCATACGCGGCGCATGTGCGCGAGAGGCTGGGTCTGGAGCGCGGCGAATCCGTCGACGTCCATGAGTACAGCGTCTGCAAGGGCCTGGTCCGGTCGATCATCGTCCATGAGAACGGGCACGACGGCGCGCAGCAGGTGAAAGACGCGGACATCGACCGCGGGTTGATGATGGCCGGTGTCGAGCCCGGCAAGAAGTCGCTGGCGAAGTCCCGCACGATGGTGGGCGGATCGGTGGCGGCATCGGCCGCCGCGGCCGGCCCGGTCGTGCAGACGGTCGACCGCATCCAGGATACCGTCGCCGACTGGAGCACCACCACGCTCACCGTGCTGGCGGTAGTTGCCGTCGTCGGCGTCCTGATCGTGTTCTGGTCTCGGATCGAGGATCATCTGCGCGGGTGGCGCTGAGCGCCGCGCAACTCGCTGGGCTGGTCGTGCTGGCCGGGCTGCTGGTCGGCGGGCTGACCGTGGGCGCGGTGGAGTCGATTATGTGGTTTATCAGGCGGAGGTAGAGCATGTGGATTGTGAATCTATTGATGGGCGCTGCAATCGGCGGCACGGTCTCGCGCATGGTCGCGCTTCGCCGGGTGGATGTCTGGCGGCGCAGTTTCTGGCGCATCGGCCAGGCCGGCAATCAGGACTCGGGCGCTGATCGGCCGTGATTTTCGGCAAGCTGGCCGCCGGGCTGGGCGTCGCGCTCGGGTTGAGCGTGATTGCCAACGCCGTTCTGGTCGATCGGTACGCGGCCGCCAAGGGGCGCGCCGGCGAGCTGGAGCAGGCGCAGCGTGAGTGCGTCACCGCGAATGATTCGCTCGAGGCGACGATCGAGTCACAGCGCGAAGAGCTGGATCGGGCGTCGGCGGAGGCGGAGGCAACTAGGCAGCGTCACGCTGAGGCATTGGCCCGGCTTGAGGCACGCAAGACCGAGCACAGCAGCCGAATGCAGCGATTGCGGGAGAGGCTCAATGACATGGATCAAGACGATAGTGGTGGCTGCCGCGTGTCTGGCGATTACTGGCGGCTGCTCGGAGACGCAGTATGCGACGAAGCGGGCTGCGCCGGTGACGGTGCCGGAGATTGAGTACCGGCCAATCGGTGAGCAGTTCACCGAGCCGGTCGAGCCGGCGGAAATACCCGAGTCGGGCTCGTGCGACGATCTCAAGGGCGTGGCGCTGGAGCTGGCGGGCAACCTCCGCGCGTGTAACCTGCAGCTGGAGGGCGCGGCAGAGGCGAGTGGGCGCGGCGAACAGCGTGTGCGAGGTGGCCGTGGCCTCAGGCGAGACGCTGAGCCTGGAGCCCGCCCAGCAGCAGCTCAGAATCGAGGCAGGCGGCCCGCGCCTGGTATTGGAGCGATGCGATGAGTGACATCCAGACCCGGTAGATCGGCGACGCGTGGAGCGTGCGCGCCCAGCTCACCGACGAGGACGACGCCGCGATCACGATTGACCCCGGCGCGACGGTAACGGCGGTGATCGTGGACAGTGACAACGAGGCCATCGTCGCCGAAATCACTCTCTCCCCGAGCGACACCGGCGCTGACTGGCCGAATGGTTGGGTCGCGGCAGAGTGGACATCCGCACAGACCGCCAACGTGGGCAAAGTGGATTTGGCGTGGCTGCACGTGCGCATCGACGGCGTTACCCACAGGGCGACCCTGCCGATACCTGTGCGCGCGGGCGTGTTCGGTTGACGCGTTGCGCGCGCCCTCGCAGTGGGGTATCTTGCGGGGAACATCACCGAGAGGGCACGACATGCTGGACCTAGAACCCCGGGGCGTCTACGAGATCGAGGTCCCCCACACGAGCGTGAACGCCGCGGTGCGCGCGTACTGGAACCGCGTGGAGGAGCAAACCGGCGCAATCATCTACCTGTGCCCGCGAGGCGGCAAGCAGCGCCATCCTCGGGCGACGTTCGTTTCGCTGTCCGAGTGGCACGGCGACGACGTTGTGCCGGCAACCGCAGAGGAGCCGGCTATCCCGGAGACCGATGAGGTGGAGTGGCCGGTGGACGTGAACGAGGCGAGCCGCGAGGAGCTGGCTGCCATCCCCGGGTTCGGTCCGGAGCTTGCCGACGCGATCATTGCGGCGCGGCCGATCAACGGCGCGGCTGATTTGCTGGACGTGTCCGGCATCGGCGAGGGGCGACTGGATTCGGCCAGGGATTACCTGATCCTGTAGCAGCGTGGCCGCGCATATGCTCGTGAATCGGGCTGTGCGGGGCTACCCACTACTGGCAGGGCGAGGTCCAGCCAGAACGCAAATCACACGGAGGTCACGAGGTGACGACCAACGAGCAACTCCGGGAGGCGATGAAGTCGCTGTCGGACAATCTGTTCAGCCTGGAGGCCCAATCCAGGCAAATGCGCGACACCATCCCGGGTGACGACGCACCCGCGAAAGATGCCCGCCACCACATGCAGCTTGCCATCGACCAGCTCCAGGCGTGCCAGATGCGCGCAGACCGCGCGCGGATGCTGCTGCCGGAGCCCGAACAGCAGCCAGCAAAGCGGACCGGCGGCTGGGCGGACATGGATGACGGATAACCGCGACGGCAAGGTCCGGTCCGTGGATACCGGCGACCCCGATAAGCTGCAGGCCGGCCTTGAGCGGATGCGGCGCAACTATGACGCGCTCATCGAGTACGGACGGCTCATCGCGAAACTGCGCCGGGATCGGTACCTGCAATACCTGGAGCAGGGGTTCAGCGAGGCGCAGGCGCTTGAGCTGGTGAAACACGACTACGCCGGGGGCTGAGGTGACCAAGAAGGCGGCGGCCAAAAAGGCCACCAAGAAGGGCACGGCGAAGAAGGCCGAGCCCAACAAGGGCGGCCGCCCGGCGCGCGTGCTCAGCGATGAGGAGCTGGGCCAGGTTGAGGCGCTCGCCTCGGTGTTGCCGCAGGAGGACATCAGGCATTGGTTTGGCATTTCCGATGGGACCTGGCACAGGATCACCGTCCGGCAGCCTGAGGTTTTGGAGCGGTATAAAAGAGGGAAGGTCCGGGCTATCGCGAAGATAGGCAATCGCGTGATGCAGAAGGCATTGGACGGGGAATTGGGCGCGGCGTGTTTCTATCTGAAGACCCAGGCGGGCTGGCGCGAAACCAACCGGCACGAACTGACGGGCAAGGACGGCGAGGCGATAGAGACGCGCAACGTGGACCGCATCGAGATCGCTTTCGTGGACCCGGACGACGGCGAGGATGGGGCGGCTTAGGCTGCAGGTCCCCCGAGTATTCGAGCCGCTCCACCAGCCCGGGTATCGCTACCTGGGGGCGCACGGTGGGCGCGGTAGCGGCAAGAGCCACTACTTCGCGCAGCGCCTAATTGTCCGCCACCTTTCCGAGCCCGGGATGCGCTCGGTCTGTGTGCGCGAGGTGCAGCGATCCCTGCGCGAATCAGTGAAGCGCCTGCTGGAGGACTACATTCACGCGTGGCAGCTTGGCGAGTATTTCCGGATTCTTCGCAGCGGCATCGAGAGCCACGGGGGCGGGCTGATCCTGTTTCAGGGCATGCAGAACCACACCGCCGAGACAATCAAGTCGCTGGAGGGCTACCAGACCGCGTGGATCGAGGAGGGCCAGGCGATCAGCCAGCGCTCGCTCAGCCTACTGCGACCGACGATCAGATCGCCCGGCTCGGAGATTTGGGCCAGCTGGAATCCTTACAAGCCGACCGACCCGGTGGACCGGTTGTTTAGGTCGGACGCCCCGGACAACGCAATCTGTGTGGAGGCGAACTACTGGAACAACCCGTGGTTCCCGGCGGACCTGCGGGCCGACATGGAGTGGGATCGGGAGCACGACCCGGACAAATTCGCCCACGTGTGGTGTGGCCGGTATGCCTCGGCGAGCAACGCCCGCGTATTCCGCAACTGGCGGGTGCGCGAGATCGGCGAGGAGGAAACCCGCGGGCTCACGCCACGCTACGGCGCGGACTGGGGGTTCAGCGTTGATCCCTCGGTGCTCCTGCGGCTGCTGGTCGACGAGGACAACCGCCGCATTTACGTCACGCACGAGGCGTACCGCGTCGGGGTGCGCCTGGGCGACCTGCCGCAGCTATGGGACGAGGTGCCGGGCTCGAGGCAGTACCCGGTCAGGGCGGACAGCGAGGCCCCGGACAAGATTCAGCTGATGCGTGACGCGGGGTTCAACGTAGTACCGGCGCGCAAGGGGCCGGGCTCGGTGGCGGAGGGCGTGCAGTTCCTGCAGTCCTACGAAATTGTCATCGACCCTCATTGCGTGCATACTATCCAGGAGTTCTCGGACTACAGCTACAGGATTGACCCGCTGACCGAGGAAGTGTTGCCGGAATTGCAGGATAAGGACAACCACGTGATTGACTCCGCCAGGTATGCGCTGGAAGAAGTCCGGCGCGGCAAGAAGGGCAGCCGGACCGTGACCGTTCGCGGGGGGTACTAATGCCGGTCAGCACCAAGCACCCGGATTACCAGGACCATGAGACCGAATGGGTCCTGATGGACGATGCACAGAGCGAGACGACCATCAAGGCTGCCGGCACGCGTTACTTGCCGATGCCCGACGGGTTCGCGGCCCAGGACGACAAGGGCCAGCAGATGTACCAGTCGTATCAGGACCGCGCCCGATTCCCGGAAATCCTCGCGCCCTCAATCCAGGGCATGCAGGGCGTCATCCACTCCGGCGAGACCTGGCGTATTGAGCTGCCTCGCGGTCTGGAGTATCTGCGCAGCGATGCGACATTTACCGGCATGACGCTGCTGGCGCTGCTGCGCGCGATCACGCGATCTCTGCTGCTCAAGGGCAGGGCCACGCTGATGAGCGACGCGCCGAGTGTGGGCGGCCGGCCCCACCTCGCCCTGTACGGGGCGCGGGCGCTTATCAACTGGCAGCTCGGCGCGCTCTACGTCCTCGACGAAAGCGGCATCGAGCGCGACGGATTCAAATGGGAGGACGTGGACCAATACCGGGTGCTGCGGCTCGATGATGGCGGGTACGTCCAGGACGTCCACCGCGGCGATGACGACACGCCGGATTGGACGGTAGTCCCGACGCGACAGGGCGGCGGGCGTCTGGACTATCTGCCGATCGTCACGGCCAGCGCGCAGGAGGTGACGCCGGACCCCGAGAAGCCGCCTCTGTATGGCGTCGCCCGCGCGGCGGTGAGCGCCTACCAGCTCCATGCGGACTACCGGCACCAATTGTTCAACAGCGGACAGGAGACGCTGTTCGTCATCAACGGCAGTGCCCCGAGTGCTGTGGGCTCGGGTGTGGTCGTCGAGCTGGAGGGGACCCCTGACCGCCAGGCCGACGCGAAGTACGTCGGCCCCTCCGGTCTCGGTATCTCCGCGCACAAGGAGGCCATAGAGGCCGAGCGCAAGGCCGCTATTGACGCCGGCGCGCAGCTGTTTGGCGAGGGCTACCAGTCGCAGGAATCGGGCGAAGCGCGGCGCTTGCGGCTGGGTGGGGAAACGGCGAGCATCAAGACCGTCGCGGAAACGTCCGCGGAGCTGCTGGAGCGCGCCTTGCGATTCGCCGCCGACATGGCCGGCGCGAACCCGGATGAAGTGGCGGTGATGCCGCCGGCTGAGTTGCTTAAGCCGATGCTGTCGGCCAGCGAGGCGCAATCGCTTGTCACGAGCTGGCAGGCCGGAGCGTTCTCCTATGAGACCCTGTGGAGCAACCTGCAACGTGGCCGAATCGCACCGCGGGACCGCACGGCCGAGCAGGAGCTACAACAGATCGACCGCGAGGAAGTGCCCCCGAGCGGGGCCGAAACAGGAATGGAGGAGTAAGCAATGCCGAAGCTGAAGGCTTACGTGACGGACGTGGAGAGCGTGGAGGAATCCTACCGCTCCCTGTACGAGCAGACCGAGGATGGCGAGGGCTATGTCCTGCAGTTGGACGGGGTGGACGCTCACCCGGAAGTAGCCAACCTGCGAAGCGCCTACCAGAAGGTCAAGGACAAGGAGGCGAACCTGCGCAAGGCGGTGCAGGAAGCCAGCCCCGACGTGTGGCGCGCGGTCAGCGACACGCTCAAGGGTTTGCAGGATGGCAAGCCCTGGAAGGACGCCGCCGAGCCGTTGAAAAACGTGGAAGGCGGCGCCCTCTCGCAGCAGGATCAACAGCTACTGGAGCAGGCGAAAAAGCACGGCATCAAGAAGGAGGGCGACGATAGCCAGGTCGTTCAACTTCGCCAGCAGCTGGAGCGCGAGCGCGACACCGAAAAGAGCCGCGCCGACGCCGCGGAGGAGCAGCTGCGCCAGTACAAGGTCGACTCTGAGCTGGGTCAGGCGCTGGATCAGGCGGGGGTGACCAACCCGTCATTGCGCAAGGCCGCAACGGCACTGTTGCGCCCGCAGGCCCAGTTGGGTGACAATGGAGACGTACAAGTCGAGTCGGACATGGGGCCGATGGCCCTGGGGGATCACGTCAAGCGATGGGTCCAGTCCGACGAAGGGGCGGCGTTTGTCACGCCGGCCAAGGGCGGCGATGCCGCAGGCAGTGAAGGTGGCTCAGGGGCTGTCAACCTGGAGCAGTTTCAGAAGATGGGCGACGACGAGCGCATGAAGCTGTACGAGGAAAAGCCCGAGCTGTTCAACAAGCTGACGGAGCAGGCACGCAAAGGCGCGTAGTCTAATCCGCAGCTCGGCATCGTGAGGTGAAAACATGGCTGTTACGCAACTGAGTGACGCGGTGAAACCGACGGTCTACTCGTCTTATCAGACAGTGGACGACCCGGAGCTTACCGCGTTCTTCCAATCCGGCATCGCCGTGCGCAACGAGGCCCTCGGCCAGCGTTTCGCGGGCGGTGGCGATACCGTCAACATCCCGTTCTGGATGGACCTGGACCAGACGTCCGAGCCCAACTACAGCACGGACAATCCGTCGTCCAACGCGACGCCGCTCAACGTCGGCAGCGACAAGATGGTCGCGCGCATGGCGTATCTCAACAAGGGATTCGGCCAGGCCGACCTTGTGCGCGAGGTCGCCGGCAGCAACCCGATGCAGCGCATTCGGTCGCGGTTTGCCGCGTACTGGCAGCGCCAGTTCCAGCGGCGCATTCTGGCCGCTACCGAGGGCGTGTTCGCGGACAACGTGGCGAACGACGGTGGCGACATGGTGAACGACATCACCGCTTCCGGCGGCACCAACGCTGATGTTGGCACGGCCAACCTGTTCAGCTTGTCCGCTTTCACCGGCGCCGCGTTCACTCTGGGCGATCATTTCGACATGATCTCCAGCATCGCCGTCCATTCGGTTGTCTACAAGCGTATCGTGGACAACAACGAGGCGGAGGACGTGCGCGACTCCGAGGGCAACCTGCTGTACCAGACCTACAAGCAGGCGCGCATCATCGTGGATGATCTTGTCACGCACACCCCTGCCGGCGGTACCGGGGGCGCGGACTCGGCTCCGATCTACTGGAGCTACCTGTTCGCGCCGGGCTTTATCGCCTACGACAATCTCAACCCGCTGGTGCCGATTGAGGTGCATCGAGAGCCCACCGCCGGTGACGGTGGCGGCGTCGAGTCGCTGTGGGAGCGCACCAATTGGGTGCTCCACCCGTTCGGCATGGCGTGGCAAGAGGCTACCGTCAACGGCGGCAACAGCCCGAACCTCGCCGACCTCAAGCTCGCGGGCAACTGGGACCGAGTCGTCGACCGCAAGAACGTGCCGGTCGCCGCCATCAAGTCCAACGGCTAATCCGAGGGGGCAACGCCCCCTCTTGCCCTGAGCGGGAGAGATCGAGTATGGCAAAGCGAGACATGAGCAGCCAGAAGGCGCAACTGGAAGTCCAGGAACGGTTCCGCCTGCGCGCCAACGAGGAAGCGGCGACCAAGGCCGTCACCGAGCTGATGAACAGCCTGGCCAAAGCGGGCGTAAGCCCGGATCGGGTCATGGCGTCGGCCCTGGGCCAAGGCGCCGGCTCCAGTCAGGGGTCTACCGGAAGCAAGGCGACGACGAAGAAGACCGGGAAGAAGACCGGGAAGAAGACCGGGAAGAAGACCGCGTCGAAGCCGGCCGGCAGCTCCAGCGGGTAACCCGTGGCCCTGACGGTGGAGGACGGCTCGAACGTGTCGGGCGCCGACGCGTTCGTTTCTGCGTCCGCGTGTTCGTCGTTTCTCACGGCGCGCGGATCGGACGCGTTTTCGGCGGCTGCCACCGGCAAGCAGGAGTCCGCCATCCGCCGTGCGACGCAGTACCTGAGCGCCGCGATCAACTGGCGAGGCGAGCGCGCGCACGGCCGCGACCAACCGTTAGCCTGGCCTCGGTCCGGCGTGTACGACGTGGAGGGCTGGTACGTGCAGCCGGATGCCGTGCCGGTTGAGGTTCGGGATGCGACGTGCCTGCTGGCAGAGCTTGAGCTGGAATCTCCGGGCGCGCTCAATCCGCAGTTCACCCTCGCCGGCCAGCGCCGGTCTCTGTCCATTGCCGGCGCGCTTTCGCAGACCACCATCGCGGCGGCCAAGGCCGAGGACTTGCGCGCGTGCATCGCGGCCGCGGATGATCTCATCCGCAATCTGGCCAGGCCGCGCGAGCAGTTTGTGGGGCGCGCCTGATGGGCATTTACGAGGACGCGCAGGCGAGCGCCGCTGAGGCGCTCGGTGAGTTCGCTCAGGGCGAGACCAAGCTGGTGCGCGTGTACCGCAGCGGCCCCGAGTACAGCCCGAGCGATTCAGTCCAGGGCGAGGAAACCGTAAACGCCGTGGTCTCCGGCGTATCCAGGCAGTACGTCGACGGCACTACGATTGTGCAGAGCGACCTGCAGGCGACCATTCCCGGCAGTGTCGATCCCCCGCAAGTCGACGACCTATTCGCTGTGGATGGGCAGCGGCTGGCCGTGTTGCGCGTGTTGTCCAAGCCGGCCGCGGGCACGCCCGTCGTCCACGTCGTGATCCTGAGGGGCTGACGATGCCGCGCCGGCGCGAAACCCGACAGTTGCTGTTCTCGAAGATCGACAGCACCGAGGCCAGCATGGTGCGCGCGTTTCTGCAGGCGATGCAGGAGGTCACTGCGGACATCAATATCGGCGAGATCGAGCGCGTGATCGCCAGCGGTGGCGGGGAGCGCGAGGTCGTGGCGCGTTTGCCCGACGTTGCGGCGATCATGGAGCCGGTAGCTGAGGAAATCCGGGCGACGGTGCGCGAGGGCGGCAAGTTCGAGGCGGGCCTTCTGCCGCAGCTTCCCGACGGGCAGGGCGGCGAAGTGCGGATTCGGTTCAACGTGCGCAACAGCCGCGCCGAGCGCATCATCCGCGAGCAATCCAGCGAGCTGATCCGCCAGATCACCGATGCTCAACGCGACGCGGTGCGGGTGGCGCTGGAGGACGCGGCGCGGCGCGGCATCAACCCTCGCCAGTCGGCCTTGGATTTGGTCGGGCGCGTCAACCGCATGACGGGCAACCGAGAGGGCGGCATCATCTCGCTGACCGAACGCCAGGCTCGAGCCGTGACACGCGCGCAGCGCGACTTGCTCAGCGGTGACCCCGCACGCATGCGAAGCTACCTCAAGCGCGCGGCCCGAGACAAGCGGTTCGACGGCACCGTCATGCGGGCGGTGGATAACGGCCGACCGGTGCCGCGCGCCGATGCGCAACGGATTGCGCGCCGGTACTCGGCCAAGTTGCTCAAGGTCCGCGGCGATGCGGTGGCGCGCACTGAAACCTTGTCGTCGTTCAACGCCGGCCAGCATGAGGCGATGCAGCAGGCGGTGGACGGCAGCGAGGTGCAGGAGGAAAATATCACTCGCGTGTGGGATTCCGCCGGCGACACGCGGGTGCGCGACTCGCACCGAACGATGGACGGGCAGCGCCGCGGGCAAAACGAAGCGTTCGAGACGCCCCTCGGGTTCCGTCTGATGTACCCGGGCGATAGCAGCCTCGGGGCGCCGGCGCGCGAGGTGATACAGTGCCGGTGCATCGTGCGCCACGAGATCGACTTCGCGGCCGAGGCCGCAGCGTAATGGAGGCAAGCAAATGAGCGTCAAGGCAGAACTCAACATCCGGCTGGCAGCGACGGAAACGCTGGCGGCGGTTGCCGGCGACCAGCCGAAATGGCAGGGCGCGCTACAGAAACTGGAGAGCCTGCTGGACGGCACGGCCGCCGGCGAGGCGGACCTGCTGTTCATGGAGGCGCGATCGCTCGGCGACGGTGCTAGTGAAGTGCTGGACCTAACCGGCGGCGGGCTCGAAACGCCGCTCAATGAGGCGTTCGACGCGGCCGAGATGGTGGCGCTCATGGTCATCAACGCGCCGTTGTCGAGCGGGGCCGCGAACACGACCAACCTGACCCTGGGCAACGCGACCAATGCGTTCGAGGGGTTTCTCTCGGCCGGCGCCACCGTGGGGCCGATACCGCCGGGTGGCGTGTTCTTCATCGCGGCCAGCGATGCGGCCGGGCTCGGCGCGGTCAGCGCGGGCAGCACCGACGGGGTGCAGGTCGCCAACTCGGCCGGCGCTGCAGCCACGTACCAGATTGCAATGCTGGCCCGGTCCGCGACCTCGTAATGGCGCGACGGCGTAACAACGCTACGGCGGTAGTGCAGGGCTGGGCGAAGCGCTCCCGGCGCCGCATGACGGCGGTGATGCGCACGTCCGCGCAGTCGGTCATCAACGAGGCGCAGACGCCGAAGGGCAAGGGTGGCAACCTGCCGTTGGATACGGGGTTCCTGCGCGCCAGCGGCCAGGCGAGCCTCGACGGCATGCCAACCGGCCCGGGTCGCCTGAGCGAAGGGCGTCCAGACGGAGAGGACACGAGCCTGGTCATCAACCGGGCATTCCCGGGCGACACGATCTTTTTCGGCTGGACCGCCGTGTACGCGCGGGTCCAGGAGCAAAAGAACGGGTTCATGCGCCGAGCCGCCATGAACTGGCGCGCGCACGTGCTCGGCGCCGTGCAGGAGGTGCGCGCACGTGTCCGTTGATCGCCAGATCATGGAGGGGCTGTTCAATACGCTGGCCAACAGCACCGAGCGCCCCGTGGCATGGCCGGGCGTTGAGTTCGCGAACAAACCAGCGGAGGGAAGCGCCGGCATCTGGCTTGAGGTCGCGGTATTTCCGAACACCCCGCAGCGCGAGGAATTGGCAAATGCGAGCGCGCGTGATTACAATGGCTTCATGCAGGTAGCCGTGAAATACTGGAGCGGTGGTGGAATACTGGACGGTGCGGACGAGGTTGCGACTGTCCAAGCGGCATTCCCGAAGGGGAGCCAGCACGGGCCGGCCACGATTACGAGGCACCCGTACAGCAGCGACGTGGTTATCGACGGTCGCGAGATCGGCCACCCGGTGACCATCAACTACCGGGCATTCGCTTAGGAGGAAGGACATGGGCAACGCAGCGACACAGGCAGGCAAGACCATCGAGGTCAGTACGACGAGCGAGAACAGCGACCTCGACCAGACGGCCTTCGAGGGGCTGATTTACACGCAGGTCAAGGGTGTGGGAAGCATCGGTGAAACGGGCATCAACACCAACATCGTCAACTACGACACGTTGGAGGATGCGGTTCAATCGAAGGGCAAGGGCATCAGCAATGCGGGTGATCCGCAGATCGAATGTCGGCGAATCGCGTCTGACGCCGGTCAGGCCGCACTGCGCACCGCGGGCGCGCCGGGCGATACGGATGCTCGAGCGTTCAAGGTCACGCACCAGGACGGCACGGTCGAATACCAGCGCGGCTTGGTGACCGGCCCCGTCCGGCCTGGTGGTCGGAACGAGGACTTCGAGCTGGAGCAATTCACTCTGGCTCTGGTTCAGCAGGAGGTCATCGTCAACCCGTAAGGGTGGCGAGAACTTCGGCCCCAACGTATGAGGTAAAGCATCATGGGCAACGCGAACACGCAAAGCGGCAAGACCATCGAGATCAGCGACGCGGCACAAAACGCGGCGCTGGACTTGTCCGGGTTCCAGGCGCTCGACCCGAACTGGACGCAACTCAAGGGCGTGGGCAGCATTGGCGAGACCGGGACGAACACCAACATCGTCAACTACGACACGCTCGAAGATGCCGTCCAGAGCAAGGGCAAGGGCCTGAGCAACGCCGGCGATCCGCAGGTGGAGTGCCGTCGAATCGCGAGCGATCCGGGGCAGGTAGCGTTCCGCGCGGCGGGTTCCCCGAGCGTGACGGACGCTTACGCGTTCCGCATCACGCACCAGGATGGCACGATCGAGTACCAACGCGGTTTGGTCACGGGGCCGACGCGCCCGGGTGGCCGCAACGAGGATTTCGAGCTGGAACAGTACACGCTCGCACTGGTTCAGGCCGAGGTCGTGGACAACCCGTAATAGGAGCACAGCATGGACCTTGAGAAGGTAGAAGCGCAGAACCGGTGGGTCTCGATCCGCCACCCCGGTACCGACGAGCCGCTGGGTCTCGAAGTCGAGCTTCGGCCCATGAGCGACCCGAAGGTGCGCGAGGCGAAACGCAAGGCGCAGAACGCGCGGTTGCGAAAGAGCAAGATCACGGCGGAACAGCTGGAGTCGTTTACACGCGATCTCTGCGTGGCGGCAGTGGCTGACTGGAAGTTCACCGACGCTGAGCTGACGCTGTGGGGCGAGCAGCCCGAGTGCAGCGAGTCGAAGCTGCGCAAGGCGTTGACGAATCTGCCCTGGTTGCAGGCGCAGATTGACGTGGAGCTGGATGATGACGCGGCTTTTTTCAGCGCATCGCCGGACACCTCGCCGAGCGGGTCTGGTGGGACGCGCGCTATCGAGTAGAGGACTCGGACGGGGAAACCCGCGCCGAGCGCAACGAGCGGTTCGGCGCGGAAACCCCGGAGTGCCCGGAGGTGCCGGATGAGGCGGCGCACGTCTACGAGTGGTTCTGGACGCTTTCGGCGCAACGCGCGCAGGGACCGGAGCCGATCAGCTGGCAGGCGATCCGCGCGTGGTCTGAGCTGACCCGCACGGCGATAAGGCCCGAGGAAGTCGATATGCTGGTGGCGATGGACGCCGCCTACCGCGCCGAGCTGCATAAGGAGCAAGAGGCGCAGATGCAACGGCACACGACGGAGCGGTAGATGGAAGTCGCCGAGCTGGGCTTTGAGGTCAATAGTGACGACATCCGCCGAGCGGACAAGTCGCTGTCGCGCTTCACCCGCACCACCAAGAAGGCGGAGAGCGCGACGGAGCGCGCAAACCGCGACCTAGACCGCCAGGCTGGTCGAATGGATGCCGTGCGCGGCGGTGCCTCCAAGGCGGCCCGTGTCGTTGGCGTCCTCGCCGGCGCTTTGCTGTCCGTGCAGGCGGCGTCGGCCACCATCGACGTGGCAAAGGGCTTTGAGCGCCAAGCCAGCCAGCTGTCGGCGATAACCGGTGCCACAGGCGAGCAGCTGCAGTTCCTCAAGACCGAGGCGCGCGACATTGCCAAGGTCACGACGCAGACCGCGTCGCAGGTTATCGAAGCGTTCCAGCTTATCGCCAGCGGCAAGCCTGAGCTGCTGACCGCATCCGCGGCCCTGGCCGACGTAACCGAGAAGGCGATCACGCTGTCCGAGGCGGCGGGCATTGACGTGCCTCAAGCGGCTGTCGCCATGACGGCCTCGCTCAACCAGTTTTCAGCGCCGGCCGAGGAGGCCGCGCGGTTTATGAACGTTCTCGCCGCCGGCGCGCAGAAGGGCGCCTCGCTGATCCCGGAAACCAGCAAGGCGCTGGAGACCGCCGGTGTCGTTGCGTCCAAGGCCAACATATCGTTCGAGCAGACCAACGCGGCGATCCAGGTGCTTGCGGCGAACGAGATCAAAGCGGAACGCGCCGGAACCGCGCTCCGTTCAGTGTTCGCCCGGCTGCAGACGCAGACCGAGAACGTCTTTGGCGATATGGCGGACCGGTACAACCCGGCAGTGGTGGGGCTCGATGAGGCACTGCGAAACTTGCAGCGTGCCAACTTGAGCACTGTCGAGCTGACCAAGCTTTTCGGGGAGGAGCAGTTCGTCGCCGGCCAAATCCTGATCGACAACGTCGACAGGGTCGCCGAGCTGACGAAGGCAATCACCGGGACGAATACGGCGACCGAGCAGGCGAGCACGAACACGGACAACCTGTGGGGCGACATGAAAGAGCTGGGCTCGGCTGTGGAGGCGGTCCAGCTCGAGTTCACCGGCAACAACGGGTTGCGGGCCGCGGTGCAGACTACAACCTCGGCGTTTCTGGCGCTGGAGGAGAATAGTCGCACCGTCAAGGAGGTGCTCTCGACCCTTGCTGTGTTCGCCGGCACGACCGCTGTAATCAGGTTGGGCGCTATGGCCACCGCTGCAGGCACTGGCGCTCGTTTGCTTGGAGTTCTAACAGCTGCGGCCAAGACCACCGGCAGGGCCTTGCGTTTTCTGGTCGGCGGCCCGCTGACTGCGGCCATTTCCCTGCTTGCCACAGGGCTGTTTGTGTGGGTTCGCCGTGCCAGCGAAGCAGAGGCGCAACACGCGCGAACGCTTGAGGTGACGCGCAAGGCCACCAAGCGTCTTGCGGAGGCACGGGGGCAATCCACGCAGTCAGCGCTGGAAGAAGCCAGGGCTACCAGGCAATCAACCAAGGCAGTGATTGAGGAACTGCGCGCTAAGACCGAGTCGTTCCTAGCTCAGGCTCGCCAGCTTGAGGCGTCCCGCCCGGATGTTGCTGCAGCCATCAAGGAGGCTGCGATTGAAACCGGCAACCGAATCGAGCGTCTAGAAGGGGAGTTGGCCGACCTTGATGCCGAAATCCGCAAAGGCGAGAAGCGCCTCGCTGATTGGAACAAGGAACTCAAGGACTCTGGCGACAACCTGCAAGACGTGGGCAACAATGGCGGCGACGCGAGCGGGGAGCTGTCGGACTTCGATAAGGAGGTAAACAAGCTCCTGCGCAGCATCGAGTCGATCAATCAGACGGAGTTTGACCGGCAACTTCTTCGCCTGAATCTGGCGCTGGAGGAGGCACTGCGAGAGGGCCACGCGGAACGCGCGGAGCGAATCGAGCGCGCGATGATCCGGCTGTCCGAGGCAAACGTGGACGCCGCGGAGGAAACGGCGAGGCTTCGCGACGAGGCCGACAAGACCGCCCCCGAGTTGGACGAGCTGGGCGAGCGCAGCGAGGGCGTGGCCGCGATCATCGAGCGCCAGTGGCAGCGGTTGGACGACACGTTCGTCAACTTCTGGCGCGACATTCTCGACGGCGGCAAGAATGCGTTTGACTCACTGGAGCGGCTGTTCAAGGACACGCTGGCGCAGATACTGAACGCGATTGTCACCAGCCCCATCCGCAATGCACTGGGGCAAATGTTCCAGGGCCTGATCCCCGGCGGGGGTGGACCGATGAGCCGAAACAGCGGGCTCGGCGGAATCATCCCGTCGCTGACTCGGAGGGACCCTGATTTTGTCGGCCCGACCACGCCGCAGCATCCGGGGCGGCAGCAGCTGACCGGATTCGGCAACGCGTTCGCAGGGGCCGGGACCGGCTTTGCCGTCGGTAGCCTGGTCGGTGACAGCACTGCATCGACGATAGGCGGCGTGGCCGGCGGGGCCATCGGCCAGGTCTTGACCGGCACAGTCTTCTCGCAGACATTCTCCGCGGTTCTCGGAGGCTTCGCTGGACCCGTGGGCGCGATCGTTGGCGGGCTTCTCGGGAGCTTTATCGGCGGACTGTTTTCCAAGGCCCCGCGCATCAAGATCGGCGGCGAAGGTGCGATACCATCAGGCCGCAAGATCAGCTTCTCGCATGCCGACGCCATCGCAGAGGGGCCGTTCGGGCGCACCGCGATTCAGGCTCGCAAGGTGGGCGATGAAGCTGCGCAGAATCTGGCCAAGGCAATCGAGGACCTGGACCAGGCTGTCGCCGACGTGCTCCCGGAGGGCGTGCGGGATGCTGTCGTGGGCGCTGTGTCCGACGACCTGGCGCGAGCGTTTCAGCGCCAAAAGGGCGAGGACATAAACGCGGAGCAGCTCATCGAAAACCGTTTCGCGACAATCGTGCGCTCGATACAGGACGAGCTGGGGCTGGCGACCGATGAGATAGAGACCACGTTCGTTCGCCGCGGTGTTGAGCTAATCGTGCAAACTGTTCAGCATTCCGAGGGATTGCTGGAGCGCTTTGTTTTGGGCTTCGCCGGAACAATCGAGGAAAAGGTCCAGCGGCTGGGCGACGTGCTCGCCATCGCGGAGCTGCAAAAGACAGAGGACAACCTCGTAACTGCTGCCGGAAACCTGGAAGATGTGCTTGTGGTGCTGGACGACCTGGGCGACGAAGGCGAACGACTCGCCAAGACGTACCAGCGAGTGTTGACGCAGGCTCAGACCCTTGACACCGCGATTGAGCGCCTGGGCGCGCAGTTCAGCGGCAGCGGGGAGGCGATGCTGCGCACGGCCGATGACTTGGCGGCCCGGTTCGGCGGCGCTGAGGGATTCGGCCAGGCGGTGCAACAGCTGCTGCAGGTGCTAGGCAAGGGCGGCGAGGACCCGGTGGCGAAAGCTAAGGCCGCGCGCGAGGCGATCCGCGGATTCAACGACGAAATGGGGCTCACCGGTGACGAGGCGATAACCGGGCGCAAAGGGTTGGAGCGATTCGTCAAAGGGCTCGACCTGACGACCGACGCCGGCAAGGATGCGTTTGAGGCCGCATTGCGTGTCGCGCCGGCTATCGCGACGTTCGAGGACTTCATGGAGCGGTTTGAGGCGAGCGTCAGCAACATCCAACTGTTCGTGGACTCCAATCCGCTTGACCGGTTCCTGGAAAACAGCGCCCAGGGCGCGGAGACCATGAATCAGGCGCTGGCGCGAACCCGCGGCGAGGTTCTGGATGCGGCATCGGCGTTTGACGGAAGCACGGCCAGCGTTGCGCAGCTGGAGGATGCGGTTCGGCGGCGGTTCGAGCTGGAGCTGCAGTTGATCCGCCAGATCAACCAGGCCGTAGAACAGTCGGTATCGGCCCTCGAGGGCACGCGCGAGAACATCGCCAGCCAGTTGCGCTCGGACCGAGAAAACTTCGCGCTGAAGCGCGAGGAGATTCGTGGGCTCGTGCAGGGCATATCGGAAATCGAAGACCCCGCGGAGTTGCAGCGCGTTTCGGAGCGAATCAACCAGCTGGCCGGAGAGGCTTTCGGGCTGCTCAGCGAGGAACAAAAGAAGGTGCTCGGGCCGGAGTTCCTGGAGTTCATCGACGATGTCATTGCTCGGATCGAGGAGCGCGGGGAGAAGCTGACCGAGGATGTGGTGAAAGACGGCGAGGGGCTGCGCAAGGAGGTCGCTGCCAATTTCGGGGAAGCCGAGCTGGAGTTCGCTACGGACGTTAACAAGTTCAGCACTTCGACCACGCAATTCGATGGCGCGGTCGATAAGCTGGTCAACCAGTCCGCGGAACAGGGCAAGGCGAATGTCGCGGCGATCCGGCAGGCCGGTGAGCAACAGGCGGCCGAAATCCGACAGGCTGGCCAGGAGGCGGCCGCCGCGATACAGGCAGCCGTTTCCGCTACCACGGTAGTCGTTGACTCCGGCGGCAGCGAGGTCAACAGCTAATGCGTGAGCTGCCCGGAGGGGTCGATCAGGGCGCGCGCCGGCAGGTGACGCAGCCGCGGTATCTTGTCGAGCTGCAGTTCGATCCCGTGGAGCGCCACTCGACGGCCGGAGAGATCACGTGGGACGGGGTGCAGTGGACGGCCGGCGCGCAAGTGCGCGTGGAGCGCGTCACTGCCAACGGTGGACGAATCAGCCTGGCAAACGATGGCGATGCAGCGGATGGCTTCGCCCGGAGCCAAAGGCTGCTGGAGGCAGACACCGCCGATGTGCCGGTGCGCGTCTACAAGCACTACGAGGGCGACGCCTTCGAGGTGATGCGTGGATTTATCAGCACCGTGCAGGTCGGCCAGCGCATAACGCTGGATGTCGTCGGCACGGCCAGCGACAGGAGCAAGGTTCCGAGGACCCGGTTTACGCCGGCCAACGGGTTTAATTATTTGCCCAACCCGGAATCGACGGTGAACTGGGCGGGTATAGTGTTTGAGTTCGAGGCGCCTGCGAGCGAATTGTGATGGCCCAGTTCCCAGACTTCGAAAAGCACATTGTGACCGGCACCGAGCCGCGGCCCGAGTCGGGCGTGCGCGTGAGGACCGCTGAGGACGGCACTGCCCGCGGTGCGGACCTGCAGGGCCAGGATTTGTGGCGGCTGACCGTGGAATATGCTGGGCTCACGCAAGCGCAGGTCGACCAGGTGGACGCGTTCTACGACGCCAACCGGGCGGCATCGGATGTTTCGATCACGTACCGCGGACATACCTACACGGGCGTGCTGACCGGCCGGCCGCGGCGCACGCCGCAACCGGGGCAGCGCTACGACATGCGGGTGGAGCTGGTGGGGTCGCGGGCATGAGCGTCGAGGTCCGGCGCGAGACGATACCGCCGTGGGTCGACCTGCCTGACGGCAACCAGGCAAGCGCGCAGACGCTCAACGACCAAGCGGGCGGGCCGACGGAGCAGACGCTACAGGTGGCCGCACCCAACCAGGTCATTCCCATAGTCTACGGCCGGCACCTGGTGGGGCCGCGGTTTCACGCGCTCGGCACGTTGCAGCTGACGCCGCTGTACCTGTTACTCGGCGCCACGTGGTCCCAGGGGCCTGTCGATGCGGTCGAGCAGATATACCTCGATGGCCAGACGCCGACCGAGTTCCTCAGCGATTTTCGGTCAGTTTCACGCCCGGACACAAGCACGCCGCCGACTGACGCGATGGCGGTCGACGGCGAGGTCGAGACGTTCCCGGGCACGGACAGCCAGGGGATTTCCCATACGTTCACTCTGGGCGATGGTGCAGGTAACAGCAACCTATTCTCATGGGGCAACTACACGGACGCAAACCCGGGTATTTGCTGGTCGGCGTTCCAGTTCGACAACCGAGACTTCCAGGCCGGCGGTCCCGGCACCGCGATACCGCGTCTGCAAGCCCTGGTCCGCGGCGTCAAGGTGTACGACCCGCGCGACGGCGCGCAGGTGCAGGGCGATTCCAGCACCTACACATGGTCGCCGAACGCCGCGCTGATTCTCGCGGACTTCATCGACCGATTCAGCGGGCGCGGCGTCAATTGGGACTCGGTGGTCGATGCCGCGGATTGGGCGGGGGAGGATGTTACCACCGGCAATCAGGCTACCGCGCAGCAGCTACAGGATTACGACCCGGCGGTGCGCCGGTTGATCGGCTTTCGCCTCGATAAGCCGGTACGCGTCGACAAGTTCATCGAAACGCTGGCGCAGTATGCGGGTTGCTTCGCGGTCGTCGACGGTAGCAATTACACGCTGATACCCGACATGCCCGGGGCCGCTCAGCGCACCATCACCACCGGCGATATGGTGCGCGACAGCTTCCGGGTCAAGCGGCCGGGCTTGCAGAACAGCCCGACCATCGTTGAGGTCAGCTACAGCAAGCCCAACGACGAGGGTGACCCGTGGGAGCGAAAGACCGAGGACACCGGCGCGCCGCCCAGCGGGATTACGCGGCGCAGTACGATCAACATGCCTTTTTTCCTCAACGCGGCGACCGCTGGGCGATTCGCGGTGGAGCGGCTCAACCGGTTCCTGCTGGCGCGCACAGATTTGCAGTGGCGCACGTTCGACGAGGGCATACAGCATGTGCGCGGCGACCTGCTGCATGTGGAGCACCCGTACTTGCCGGGCGCGATGGAGGTCCGGGTGACCGACGTGCAAGCCGTGGATATTGGCCTGTGGGAGGTGCGCGCGACCGAGCACGATAACGCGATCTACAGCGATGAAGTGCGGCCGGAGCCTGCCTATTGGGCGGGCACTGATGTATTCAATGACTCAGCGCCGTCCGTTACGTTCACCGACGACACCTGGGTAGACACTCAGGCCGGCCAAGAGGCCGTGAACCATAGGTCATGGCTGCTGTCCGGCACCAACAATTACCCGGAGGATGCGGTATTCCGCTCGCAGTTTCTGCAAAGCGACTACGATGGAGAAGTCCGGTTCG